TATATAGACCATCAAGAAGAAATTAGAGAAGCCAAAGAAATGGAGAAAGAAAGAATTGAAACTGCATACAACAAAGGAACAGTTCATGGAATTGATTATCCTGAAAGTACACTACCAATAACTGGTGAGCAATACTACAACGAAACATACGGAAATGAAAGCAATCATTGAATTCAACCTTGACGAAGAACGAGCAGAGTTTGACTTTGCCGTCAATGGCTCAAAATACCATTCAGTTATTTGGGATTTAGACAACCATCTGCGAGGATTAACAAAATACCCCCCTGATAATCAAAGCGAAGACACCTACAAGGCATTGCAAGAAACAAGAGACAAACTGCGAGAATTTCTAAACGATTACAATTTGGAACTTTGAAAAAACACACCCAAATATATATGAACCACTTTGGCTATGACATCAGCTCATTCATAGATTGTGAGGTATGTGGTAGGGTTGGCAATGACCTTCATCATATTGAAGCAAGGGGAATGGGAGGTACAAAAACAAAGGATGTCATTGAAAACCTAATGTGTTTGTGTAGAGAATGTCACATCAAATATGGTGACAAGAAACAATACAAGGAGTGGTTGAAATCAATTCACGAACAAAGATTGTCAATGGTAAAATAAATTCGGGAGAAATTCGGAGATATGGCAACACAAGAGAAGCAACCACACGGAGGAAGTTTGACAAGACCGGAGAAAGGAGAAGTCCTAAATCCGCACGGCAGACCAAAGAAGTTGATTACCCAATTGAAAGAAATTGGCTATCAAAAAAGCCAAGTTGAAGACACGGTAAACACGATGCTTACGATGTCACGCAAAGACCTTGAGAAGATTGACAAGGGTGAAGAGTTCACAATCCTTGAGAGAATCATTGCAGGGGCTTTGGTCAAGTCGCACGACAAGAACTCCCTGTTCAACTTGGAGATGTTGCTCACACGATCGCAAGGCAAACCAAAAGAGACAATTGACCAAACAATAGAAAGTAAGAATTTCACAATTACACTAAATTTAGATGAGAGCAAGTTGGAGAGGTGAGGACAAACTCCCACCACAAGATGAAGATATCCAGTTGGTAGCAACAACGGATGGGAGAATAACTTTGGCAAGGTACTTCGATGACCTATGGGTTGAGGAGTACAGCAATGCAATTATCGATGTGGCATATTGGATGCCCATCCCAGTAACCCCGAACGAATGACATCACAAGACAAAGCACAAGAAATCAAAGAATCGTTCAACAACTCGTTGACGGTTAAGGATTGCTCATTGGTTGCAGTTGACCAAATCATTGAGGCGTTGTCTCATAACTCGTGGCAGAATCGCAATGAGTTGATGTTTTATTTAGAGGTCAAACAAATACTGCAGGAATTATGAGAGTTATTCAGTCCGGTCATCTTGGTGATTTGATCTATTCACTTACGGCAACCAAGCGAGTTGCAGAGTTACACGGTGCGGTAGATTTCCACATCGGATTCCGTGAACAAAATACTGTTTCCGGTCATCCAAGCGGAGGGTATTGTATGAACTTAAACTCATACGAATATATCAAACCATTGCTTGAGCATCAATCCTACATCCGAAAGGTTGAGATGCACTCGCATATTGATATGGGGTATGACTTTGATAAGTTCAGGCATCACGGATTAAATCTCGCTGCTGGTGATTTGAGAAGGAATCACTTTCTTGTGTATCCTGAATTGATCACCGACCTTCACGAACCTTGCATTGAAGCGAGTGAACCGATCCCATACTTTGCGGACAAGATTCTTTTGAACTTCTCTGCTCGTTATCGCAATCACGATATCAACTATTTCCCACTCAAGGAACACAAGTGCGTTTTCTTTGGCTACGAATCCGAATACATCGCATTCACCGAGAGATGGCAGTTGGATTGTGAACTCTTGAAATGTCAGGATGCTTTGATGTTGGCAACCATTGTCGGCAGTTGCAAGGCATTCATTGGCAATCAGTCAAGCACCTACGCAATCGCAGAGCAGATGAAGGTAAAACGATTGCTTGAGGTGTGTGTTCACTCACCAAATGTTATACCCGTCAACAATGGCTTTGACTATGTAACGAATCAAGGCTTTAACTTTTTACTTAATACCCTATGAAACTTTTAATACTAACAGACGGAATCAATGGTGTTGTTTACCATCGCATCTACGCACCACATTTGAGAATGCAGATAAACGGAGAAGCGGTGGTGGATGTCTGCCAATCACAAGCCGAATGGATGACGGTTGACCTTGCACCCTATGATGTAATTGTTTTCTCACGATGGCTTGGAAAGAACCAGTACGATGTTCTTAAACGCATCACCGATGCTGGGAAGCCTTATGTCATTGATGTGGATGATTATTGGGTATTGCCAAAATACAATCCAGCATACTGGGCATATCGCAAAGGAATCAAGAACTCGATCAAGGATGCCATCAACTATGCGGATGCGGTATTCTGCACCACTCAAAAACTTGCCAATGAAGTGAGGACAATCAACGAGAATGTTTACATTGTGCCAAACTGCTTGGATACATCTCACAACCAATGGAAGCAACCAAAGGAAAAGAATGAGAGAGTGAAAATAGGATGGGTTGGTGGAATCACACACGAGGAGGATTTGAAGCTCATTGCTGATGACATCAATTCAATGGATGTGGATTTCTACATTTGCGGATACACTCCGAGTGATCATTGGAACAACATCGTGAAACTGATTCCAAAAGCCAACATCGTTCAAGGCACTTCGGTATTTGAATACGGTGAGGTTTACAAGCACTTTGATTTCGTACTTGCACCCCTTCAGGACAACCACTTCAACAACTGCAAATCGGAGTTGAAGATTGTGGAAGCCGCTGCCTATTCTATCCCCATTATCTGTTCAGCGGTTTACCCATACTTATACCACACGGGAAACGATGGTGTGATCTTCGCAACCCAAAACAACTGGAAGGCATCCATTGAGAAGTTGATTGATGCTGGTCATTCTGTGAGACAATCAATGGGCGAATCAAATCGCATCTATTGTGAGACATACCACAACCTTGAACTGCACAACCTGACACGATTGAGTGTTTACCAAAGTTTATGCAAATAACCTATCAAAGACCATATGTCACGAGTTACCAAAAAGACATCCTTGATTGTGATGCTCGTTTTACCATTACTGCTGCGAGTACAAAGACGGGCAAGACGGCATCTCACATCATTTGGTTATTTGAACAAGCGTTAAAATGCAAGGACAATCAATCCGTGTGGTGGGTTGCACCAGTATACCAACAAGCGGAGATAGCATTCCGAAGGATGAAGTCACAAGTCACGGACAAAAACTTCTTCATCAGTAACGAAACCAAACTTTTGCTCACCCTTCCAACGGGTGCAAGGATAGAATTCAAATCAGGTGAGAAGCCTGACAACTTGTATGGAGATGATGTGTATGCTGCGGTGATAGATGAGGCATCTCGTATGCGTGAGGAGAGTTGGTATGCGATGCGTTCAACCCTAACTGCAACACAAGGCAAGTGCAAACTGATTGGGATAGAATAGGCAGCGGCTTCCACAATCTTCAATTCCGATTTGCAGTTGTTGAAGTTGTTATCGACCAATGGTGCAAGTACGAAGTCAAAGTGCTTGTAAACCTCACCGTATTCAAATACCGAAGTACCTTGCACGATGTTGGCTTTGGGAATCAGTTTCACGATGTTGTTCCAATGATCACTCGGAGTGTATCCGCAAATGTAGAAATCCACATCCATAGAATTGATGTCATCAGCAATGAGCTTCAAATCCTCTTCGTGTGTGATTCCACCAACCCATCCTATTTTCACTCTCTCATTCTTCTCCTTTGGTTGCTTCCATTGGTTGTGAGATGTATCCAAACAGTTTGGCACTATGTAGACATTGTCATTGATTGCCCTCACCTGATTCGCCAACTTTGGTGTTGTGCAGAATACCGCATCCGCATAGTTGATGGCATCCTTGATGCAATTCTTGATTCCTTTGCGATATGCCCAATATGCTGGATTGTATTTTGGCAACACCCAATAATCATCCACATCTATCACATAAGGCTTCCCGGCATCCGTGATGCGTTTTAAGACATCGTACTGGTTCTTCCCAAGCCATCGTGAGAAAACAATCACATCGTATGGTGCAAGGTCAACCGTCATCCATTCGGCTTGTGATTGGCAGACATCAACCTCCGCTTCTCCGTTTATTTGCATTCTCAAATGTGGTGCGTAGATGCGATGGTAAACCACACCATTGATTCCGTCTGTTAGTATTAAAAGTTTCATAGGGTATTAAGTAAGTAATTAAAGCCTTGATTCGTTACATAGTCAAAGCCATTGTTGACAGGGATAACATTTGGTGATTGTACGCATACCTCAAGCAATCGTTTTACCTTCATTTGCTCTGCGATGGCGTAGGTGCTTGACTGATTCCCAATGAATGCCTTGCAACTGCCGACAATGGTTGCCAACATCAAAGCATCCTGACATTTCAATAGTTCACAATCCAACTGCCGACAATGGTTGCCAACATCAAAGCATCCTGACATTAGAAAGGTCGAGATGCACACG